ACCTAGATGTGTTCACATCTTTTGTTTCTAAAAGACCTGCTATCTATATAAATCATGGAGGAAGACTGTATACTGGATATGATGATTATGGATTAGGTTCGTGCAACAGGCTTTATTTATCAAATGGGTATTCAAGAACGTCTCCAGGTCAAATGCCAGGCAGTGGTCAACCTTCAAGTTTTTGGAATGCTGACGAAAACGAAAGCGTTGCTTCTTCAAGAACTGAATTTAGATTCTTAACTTTTGGAGGTATAGATTTTTATCAATTTGGTCATGAACTAGACACCGATGATTTAGAAGATGGTAATCAATCTTTTTATGATGCTTTTTCAATGGCAGGAGGTGATTTGTTTGCGGATAATGACGTGCAATATACTTACTGGTATCCAACCAACCTTCCTGCTGGGGATAATGGAAATTCTGGTCTAGATGCATATGGACTATATCAATCACATTTATTATACAAAGAGCCTATACAGCTACATTTTATTATTAATGACGAGCCTAATATGCCTAAAATTTTTGATAATATAGATATTGGGTTTAAAGGAAACACTTACCTAGGAAATAATTATTTATATTTTCGTAAATTTGCATTTTGGGGTTCTGCAAACGTGCATGCTATACATGAGTTTGATATGTCAGAGTATCAAATATTTGAAGGGCTTGGTGAAAGTTTTTTTGACAATCCTATTCAGCAACCATATTCAGGAGCAAAAGATGGTTTTAATGTAGACTCAGGAAAAAGAATGTGGTATAATGTAAAAGAAGGTACACATCATATTCCAATGAGGGCTTCTGGTTATGGTCAACCAATACCAACGCAAGTTGCTCAGCATGCTATAGAAAAAACTTGCAGAGGTAATTATGCTTATGTGGCTATGACAATGGGCTGGGATGAAGGTAATAAATTTTTTGGCGAAACAGTTAATCAATTTAAAACAAGAAGTGGAGGGCCCACTACAGGTAATTTAAAAGACGAAGGGTTTAACATACTATCTATAGTTCCTTACTATAGGTATTCAAGAAGATAAAATGAGTGCAATAGCAGATTATATAAATATGTCTTACACTAGTTCAGAGTCTGGACCTAGTCCTGTTGGAACTTATGGTGGTCTTGATACATCTACTCTGTTTGGTAGCAAAGGAGGTTCTGATGTTGGACTTAGATTACCTTCT